GGCTGGTGTTGGAATATATGCAATAATTTCGGGTGGCTCATGGTTATTTTCGATCCACTGATCCACCTGTTCGCGTGCTTGCTGTTGTATATCCGTCATGGGAACGGGCCGCCGCTGCCATCATAGCCGCATGGATGTACGCCATTGCCGAGCTTAATAGATATCTCGCCAATGTTATCACCCGCGCATGTGTACGCCGCTGGCACATCGCCCTCGTCACACCCCACGCACCGCCGGGAATGGTGTAAAGATGGTATCTCAAAAGTTGCCGACGGATCCGCCGAGCACAATATCGCATCATCACACTCTGCATCTGGGATTGAAGGACAGCCACATCCACGTATGAAGTCGCTCGTTCCCTCGAAAATCCACTCATCCGCGCCGCCTGCGCCATAGCCGAGCCCGTAATTGGTATAGCAGTCAAACTGCTCAAGGTAAGGGCATAGATAAACGCGGATCTGCGTTTTTCTGCCGTATACAGTGCCTTCGTCGGTCGTCACTTGTGCGCCAATTACTGATATCATCGCCCATACGCCCACCGCTGTAATTGTGTCATGCGTGGTACATGCTCCGCCGCCCGGACCATAGCACCCGATTTGGCCACTGGTTGAGTATGTCCCGACATAGGCCGGCTGGCCGAATGAGGAGGCTGTGAAAACAAGATTGGCCTCACCGTCGCAATACCCGCTTCCGTTCACGCATGGTATCGGTATCGCCGTTGCGTCTTTGAATCCGCCCCATGTGCAGCTTCTCGAAATGGTTAACAAACCGACTGACCCTGGGCAATCGGTCCAGGGTAAGCATAGCAAGCCCGATGCGTCATGCAATAGTGAGGTTGTACCGCCGGCGAGGGTAAAATCCCCGCAGCTGTCAACCCCAGTAAATGATATCGCTGGAACTGTAATCTCGCGTATGGTGTAGCAAGGTGGGCACGCGAGAGGATACTCCGGGTTGGGATCGGTTGCGTTGCAGTCGGCTTCGCAAGTTGAATAGTTGTTAACCCCGCATCGGCCGCAAATATAGACCGATGGCGCATCACATTCTCCATCTGTGGGATCGTCTGCGCAGGCCGGCGGTGCTCGAAATATAAAACTCATGTTTCACACCCACCATCGTGTTGCATCATGTGTGCGAATAAGTAACGCATGGTACCTTGCTCGTCGGGCATTGCATGAACGACCGTAATTAGATCGTGGCGTAGTTCCACCTCATCGTCCTCGGCCAAGTCCGTCAAATTAGTGCTAGTTGCCCCGCCAAAAGGCAGCGGGTAGAACGTCGCTAGATACGCGCCGCCGCTTATATGGATTCCCGTTGCGTAGTCACATTCGTTACGTATCTCAAGCGCATTCATTGCCGGATAATAAAACTCGTCACCAGCATACGTCGAAGTTTTGCACACTCCCTCTGTGTAGGTTGCTGTGTACGCATCTTGGCCGTCTATCTGTACCTCTCTCCACGCATATATGAACTTGTACACCTTGCCATACGACGTATCATCACAATCGTTCTCATCTTGTACGGCGACAACCTTCGCCTTTGTAATCTCCGCAAGAAAGTAGTTCGAAGTCGCTGGCCGTTTCGGTGCTCGTTCATCTCTTGGGCTGCTGCTCTCGTATGATTGCAGCATCCGCATAAGCCGCGCCCATACGCCCGGCGTAAGCTTTCCAAGTCCCTTAGATATAATCGGATAATCTGGCATAATTACATGGGTAAGAAGCTGAAGCTCACCGTCTGTCTAAATGGCTGCTTCCAATAAACCTCTAGTTCCGGATTAGCTCCCGCGTCGATTACTGGATTTCCAGAGCCATCGCGCTCGGGCACTTGTCGAAGGTGACACCACGCATCCCAAGCCAGCGTGTAGTCGATTTCGTTGATATCGTCGCGGGTGTGGTTGACGTTCAGGCCTGTAAATAACAGCGACCCCGGCGCGAATCCTTGCCACCAGCCCGAATTACGACGAGCTACATTGTTGACGTACGCGCCACCTGTGAACAAACCCGTTACCCGCTGGCGGATATTGATTGTTGCTATGGGTGATGCTAGAGATATCGGTAGACCGCCCTCTGATACATGCGTTCCACTGATGTCGGTTGTGGCTGATGGCGTGCTTATCGATGCCGGCATCGATGGACCGCTCCGCCATACGTCGAGAATACTAACGCCTACGCTCATATTGTAGCCAGTGACTCCATCTGGTAGTGATTCCTCGCCACCTTCCCAGATTGTACTGCTGTACTGCCACGTAACATTCCAAGCGTGCGGTCTGTCCTGTGACAAGCTCAACCGCCAGGAAGATGCGAACATATCCGAGAAATCTGGATGACTCTGGCCCACTCGCGGAATGCCCGTTGCGGCAATCACGTCCTCACCTGTAAGAGCCAGCCCGTCGCTATCGTAGACAATCCAAGTTCTATCACCTGTTAGTTTGCCGTGCGCGTCCTTGTTGATACTTCGACTGCCGGCTACCTCTGATACAACTGTACTCACGTTAAGGCCCCCCCACCGTCGGTTCTAATGGCCGCGAGTATCTGCTTGGACGTGCTTAGATGTTGCTCGTCGACCTTTAGGGTCCTATCTAATACTCTCGCCTGGTGGTCGCCTTCAACTTTGAAAGAGCCAATAGCCGTTTGTAGTGAATCAACTGCGCCGCGCATGTCTGGTGTTTGGAGCTCTAATGTGCCGCCGCTTGTAAACTCAAACCCCTCACCGGCAAATGTTTCTTTTAAGTTTTTGATAAAATCTGGCACTTTGTCGATATGCCAGCCCTTTGCGAGCTCGTTAAGTAGATCCTGTGCCGAATCTGCTGCCTGTTCGCCGACGGATATGCCTAAATCTTCCATTGTTTTCACAAAATCGCTTTTGGCGGTTGTGTCCCACTCTACATCACCCATAGTTTTAAAGATGGTGCCGAGATTGCCGCTAACATTCGCCGCCGTGTTGAGCCACGATGCTATTGCATCGGCTCCCAGATCTCCAGCCATCCCGGCGGCTTTCTTTCCCATCCATGCAAAAGATTTACCGACAAAGCCGGCAGCTTGTAAACTTGCAACCATAAGGTCCCGGTAAAGTACCTGTATTGAATGGATGGCTCCCGCAACAATCAGCACTACATCGGCGAACACTTGCAGGACAGCCGCCTTAAAACCAAACCAGCCAATCTTCATGGTCCGAACAATATCAAGCACAGCAGCGCCGACGTAGAAAAAGGCCGTTACAATCCACTCAGCCACTTGTCCCATTCCGCCGGCCTCGATTACAAAGTTCCGTATCCGGTTGGCTATCTCGATCAAGATGGGTGCAAAGTGGACCGCGAGCTGGTTAGATAGTCCGCGCCATATTCCACCAATCCTTGCCCATGCGTCGTTTGCTTGTTCTACTTGGTTGCCCATTTTGTCGGTGAAAGCCATGCCCAACTCTTCTACCTCTTGCCGCATCTCCGCCATGCCCTGAGATCCGTCCTTGATTACGTTTAGAAGATCTACGCCAGTTTTGCCGAATATCTTATTGGCCGCCGCAGATCTCATCTCTGCATCTGAAAGCTTGTTGATAGCGTCGCTAATCTTTCCGAATGTTACATCTGCCCCTAGTCCGCTTATGCTCTCCAGCGAAATGCCCAGCGAATCAAATACTTCTAAAGCTTCGCCGGTTCCGAGTAACTTCGCCTCTCCGATGTTCTTGTACATCTTGCCGACGGCCTTGTCCATCTTCTCTATGTCAACGCCGCCTATCACCGCCGCATGTTGCAGCGCGATAATGCCCTCGGTCGTGGTATCGAGAGATCTCGCCAGCTTCGTTATTGAATCAACGGCCGCGAGGCCCTTCTTAGTCAATGCGACAATAGCAACAAGCGCAAGAGCTCCGAGAGCCGCGCCGAATAGTGCGACCTTCTTTGCAATCTTGCCAAAGCCGAGAGCCAGCTTCTTGATCGTTTTCGATACTCCGGACATCTTCTTACGAAATGAGGCAGTCCTCGCTTTTACGTTGATAAACAGATTTCCAACTGTTGCCATTAGTTCCCCTTCTTCACCATCGAATTAAGTATCTGTATCATGTCGCTCTCTGTCTGTTCTATTTTTTCTGTGTACGGCATAAAATCGGCCGGCTGGAATGGCCTGCCCTTCTTGCCCTTGTTCGCGTTCGCTACCGTTGCGGCGATAATGCCGGCGCTTAGATCAGCCCTAGCCGAACCGAATGGGTCTATCGAGTAGTACGCCATCCATTCCGCCAACTCATGCGAATCAATACGGCTTAAAAGTTCTCGAACCGTCATTCCAAGTTCCTTAGCAAGTAGAAAGTAGAATCGCCGTTCGGGACGGCTCTTTAGTTTCCCGCTAGTTCCTCGGTATCTTCGTTACTGAAGCCGTTGAGCCGTTGAGCTACCGCGAATACTCGATCCAGTGCGGCGGCTGATTTGCTGCCCAGTTTGGCAGCATCGGCAGCATTGAAGATCCTAGTCCCTGCTTCGTCGCAAATTGTCAGCACAGCAAACCGGGCTCGAACATTATCGAGGTTTATCTTGTCTTTTTTGCCCTGCATCGACTGTTCAAAAGAATCACGCTCTGTACCTGTGAGGGTGCGTACGTATACATCACCGCCCCACTCTGGAACGTCTACACGCTCCCTGGGTAAATCGTCGCTTGATAGTATTGCGTCTTTACTTAGCATTACGCGATTGTGACCGCGCCACTAATCTTGAGCGTGATACTGGCTTTGATGGAATCATCCATCGGAAGGTCTAAATCGTAGCTCGTCATAAGTGCGCTGAACGTGTACGTTGCCGCTGTTGCTGCGCCTGGGAATGTTATCACG